TTTTTTTCGTATAGTATTTGTGTTTGTGTTATTTATTTTAGTCTTCGAGAGACTGTTTGGTGTTTTTGGCTTGTTTGGTGTTTTTGGCTTGTTTGGTGTTTTTGGTTTTACAAACTTGACGAACGTTAAATTTCTTCTAAATAATGGTTGTCGTGTAAATGGATTTGAAACGATTTTTGTGTTTGGACTAAGACTGTATAAAGTCTTAATATTAGTGATATTAGTAGATGGGTTTTTCGTTTTTATCCAGTTTAGAAGTGATTTTTCAGTTAAGTACTTATTGTATCCGAGGTTTAAGGCATTATTACCGACACTGAAATTATACCCAGATATAGGATCGTTACGTTTAGTGTTTAGGGGTACGTTTTTTCTTGGAATTAGAATTTTAGTACTTGAATTCTTAAAAATTTTTAAACCGCTACGATAAAGACTACTGTTTATATATTTAAGGTTTGGGTTATTTTCCAAATAAAGATACTCTAACTTTTTAAGGTTACCGATTGATTCTGGTAACGATGTTAAATTATTACGTCTCAAAGAAAGATACTCTAACTTTTTAAGGTTACCGATTGATTCTGGTAAAGATGTTAATTTATTATACCCCAAATAAAGATACTTTAAGTTTTTAAGGTTACCGATTGATTCTGGTAAAGATGTTAACTTATTATCGCCCAAACCAAGATCATTTAAGTTTGTAAGTTTACCGATTGATTCTGGTAAAGATGTTAATTTATTATACCCCAAATAAAGATACTTTAAGTTTGTAAGTTTACCGATTTGTGGTGGTAACTGTTCTAATTTATTATTAGCCAAAAAAAGTGTCTCTAAGTTTTTAAGGTTACTGATTTCTGGTGGTAAAGATGTTAAATTATTAACACTCAAATTAAGTTCTCGAATATCTAATCTAGTGACACCTAGTGCCCTGAGAGAATTGGGGACGTTACTGTTACTACTCATATACCTTTACCTGTTATTATTATTTCTATTAGTACGTCTACTCTGAGCAGCGTTACCCGTTTTTTGCTTTTTAGTAGGTGGTTTGTTGTTATTATTTCTATTAGTACGTCTACTCTGAGCGGCGTTACCCGTTTTTTGCTTTTTAGTAGGTGGTTTGTTGTTATTTATTTTAGTCTTGTTTAATTTGTTTGTTATGTTATTTATTTTAGTCTTCGAGAGACTGTTTGGTGATTTTGGTTTTACAAACTTGACGAACGTTAAGTTTTTTCTAAATAATGGTTGTTGTGTAAATGGATCTGAAACGATTTTTGTGTTTGGACTAAGACTGTATAAAGTCTTAATATTAGTGATATTAGTAGATGGGTTTTTCGTTTTTATCCAGTTTAGAAGTGATTTTTCAGTTAAGTACTTATTGTATCCGAGGTTTAAGGCATTATTACCGACACTGAAATTATACCCAGATATAGGATCGTTACGTTTAGTGTTTAGGGGTACGTTTTTTCTTATTATTTGAATCGGTGGATAAAGTTTAGTACTAAAATTCTTTGTAATAACTAAACCTTCGCGATAAAGACTCCTGTTTATATATTTAAGGTTTGGGTTATTTTCCAATTTAAGTTCATCTAACTTTTTAAGGTTACCGATTGATTCTGGTAAAGATGTTAATTTATTATTAGTCAAATCAAGTTCCATTAATTTTGTAAGGTTACCGATTTGTGATGGTAAAGATGTTAAGTTATTATCATTTAATCTAAGTACCATTAATTTTGTAAGGTTACCTATTGATTCTGGTAAAGATGTTAATTTACTATGATACAAACTAAGGTACTCTAATTTTTTAAGGTTACCTATTGATTCTGGTAAAGATGTTAAGTTATTATAACTCAAATTAAGTTCCTTTAAGTTTTTAAGGTTACCGATTTCTGGTGGTAAAGATGTTAAGTTATTATAATACAAATCAACTCTCTTTAAGTTTTTAAGGTTACCTATTGATTCTGGTAAAGATGTTAATTTATTCTCACACAAAGAAAGATACTCTAACTCTTTAAGGTTACCTATTGATTCTGGTAAAGATGTTAATCTATTATTACTCAAATCAACTCTCTTTAAGTTTTTAAGGTTAACGATTTCTGGTGGTAAAGATGTTAAGTTATTATACCACAAATCAAGATTATTTAAGTTTTTAAGGTTACCGATTTCTGGTGGTAAAGATGTTAAATTATTACGATCCAATCTAAGTTCCTTTAATTTTTTAAGTTTACCGATTTCTGGTGGTAAAGATGTTAATCTATTCCTACTCAAATCAAGAATTACAATGTCTAATCTTCTGACACCGAGTGCCCTGAGAGAATTGGGGACGTTATTGTTATTACTCATATACCTTTACCCAATTTTTTTTTGTTCCTCTATGGTAAGTAAGTAATATAGGATGTTACTCGTAATACTCCTCGTACTAATAAACGCGTTTTTGTTTATCAATACACGCGAACCCGAAAAACTCACAGAGGTTCGCGAAAAGTATAGAATACTCAGGGAACACATAGAAAAAACCAATAACGAAGATTTCAAAATGTTGTGTAAAGAAATTCCGATCACCGCGCATCACCGGTTAAACGGGTCTATTGGGTATAACGTGAATAAGGGTAACGATATAGGTATATGTATAGACGGTGAACCTAACGAAATATTTCACGTACTTTTACACGAACTCGCGCACTGTACCGTCGTCGAGTATTCACATAGTAAAGAGTTTTGGGATAAGTTCGATAAACTTAGATCGATATGCGTTTCTATTGGAATCTACCAGGAAATACCACAACGAACCGAATTCTGTGGTAAACATATTCAGGATAAATAAATAATATTTATTATTAATAAAATGGAATCAGTCTCCGATTTAATGAAAATGTATGTTTTGCTTAACTGTTTACTCGCAACAATAAGTGCGCCTCTTTTAACGAATAATCAGTGGGTAAACATGGGTTTGCTCGTCGTTATACTACCATCAATTTTGTGTGCGTTACCGAGAGGCGGTAATCTATTTGGACGTTTAGCTCTAGACGCACCATTCTTAGTAGTTTCAACTTTAGTAGGTATGGGTATAGTTGCGGGTATTTCTCAAATAAACGAACGCATCGAAAAAGATTTTAAAGATTACGGTAAAACTACGAAGAGTACTGGTACTGTTCTAGGACTTCGCGCAGTTGGATTACTGTTCGGATTTCTCATTTCGTACTTCTTATTCGGAAAGAGAATGTATAAACACTATAATGCTATTTAAGCGTATCTTCTTGCTATATAAAAAGCAATAGCCGCGACTAAACCAGTTGAGGCTAAACCAACGGCACTTCGGTGTCCTTGGTCGTTCAAAAACGATGGGACGAAGTTTGCAAGTTTTTCCTGAACTGGCTTACTAATTGCCGCCGCAGCACACACCGCAACGATGAGTGCTTCGAACTGGTCGTCAGTAAGGTTGAATGGATTTTTAGATTCCGCTTGTTTCTTTTCTTGGGTTTGTTGCGTAACCGGTTGTTGTGCCATCATCATCGGCGTTTGCATTTGCATTTGCGTCATGCGTGGGTCTTGAGACATCATTGGTGGTTCCAGTGGGTCTTCAGCGTGTCCCATAACATCTGAAATTGGAGTCGAGTCCATCGTTTGTTTATTTTCAATATTTTTTTCGGGTGGATTATTCGGCACAAAGTGTGTCGACTGATTATTATTTAACGATACCATACCGTCACCAGTGTCAGATAAATTCATAGTTCTAACGTCCGTCATTTATGTAGTCATAGGTTTTTGAGATATGTCATTGACGCATTATTCGCCTGAGTGTAAAACATATCTCGGGTACATACCCAAAAATGTATTTAAAACCCTAGGTAAAACATCCTTTTTTTCACATTCGGGTATAGAATCGTTAAAATATATACGTTTGGAATCGTGGCATACATTTATGTACATATAGTAACCACCACCTGATGAAAGTTCGTTAAATTTTGCGTATGGATAGACCATTCTCGAACTGCATATTCTTCTGATAAAGTTCATTATTTATTATATTACTTTGTTTTTGTAATTTTAAGCTTTGTTTTCTTTGTTGCATTTTTAGCATCTGCTTCCTTTTGATCTAAATATTTGGGATTGTACATCTTTTTATGAAGTTTCCATAGATCAGGGCTACCAACTTTAAAATTTTTCCTAAGTGTGGCTTTGTACCAGAATACACAATCCTCTATTTTATTACTCTTCGACGTATTATCTAACACTAAACATTCGTAGTTTTCCGTACACGCATCCATAACTTTATTAAACATATCAAAACTCGGAAAAATACCAAAAAATGATTTATATATTTTTTCTCTATTCTGAATGATGTTTTCTCTCAAAACAAACACGTAATCGACGTTTGCCCTGAGTGCTGGTGGTAAATCCATGACGTATTGCATGGTAAGCATGAAAAATATGTTATAGTGTCGCCCGTTCATAAAACATTGGCGAATACACGTATCTTTCAAAAATTTACTATCGTACATACAGTCATCTAAAAGCATGAATGTACCGTTATTTCTACTTTTACCTTTTGTACCAACTAGTTTTCTCTGTCTCGAAATAACTCGCTCTATAGCATCTCTATCGTAATCACCGTATACGAATAAATCTGGTATAAATTCACCGTAAAAATGGTTACCTTCTTCCGTACCAGAAAGTACAACACCCGCTGGTATATGCTTTTTGTAATACATGATATCCTTGACCAATGTAGATTTACCCGTGTTACGTTTACCAATAAACACACACACCCGATCGTCTGTCATTTTTTCGGGTCTGAATTTCTTCAGTTGAAGGTTCATTCTACAGTACTGTCTCGTTTTATTTCATAAAATTTTACTCACGTAAAGTAAGAATGGCTGGTCGAATAAACCTTGCTGTCACGGGTATTCAGGACCAATGGCTTACTGGTGATCCCGAATTTTCGTATTTCCTGATGAATTTTAAACGACACACGAAATTTTCAATAGAGGCTATAGAAACACCGTTTGATGGTGATGTCGATTACGACGCAACCGTAGAGTGTCGTATTCCCAAAAATAAAGGGGATCTCGTACGAAGTATGATGCTTAAATTCACTTTACCACAACCATCCGGTACGGCATCGTCTGGATACGATATAAGATACAGGAAATCTATAGGTGCTCAAATCATAGAGTATGCAGACCTTTTGATTGGTGGTCAAACTATTGAACGTATAACGGGTGATTATATCTACATGTATGATCAAATACATAACAACAAAGATGATATAGACCAAACACTTTATTTCTTAACGGGGCATGATAATTATATAGCGGTTTCATACGATTGGGATTATAACGTCCTTTTACCGTTTTATTTTTTCAGACACCCAAGTTTAGCTATACCCGTATGTGCACTTACGAAACAACTCGTCGAAGTACGCATAAAGTTTAAGAAACTCGAAGACGTTGTTATTCAGTATAAAACCGATACGGATATCATCGATCCACCCACTGATGTTTCTTCTTCTATTAAAAAAGTATCACTCGTCACTGATTTCTTTTTCGTTACGGAAGATGAAAAGAACTTCTTACTTACCCGTCCTATAGAATATGTCATCACACAACTCCAAATGTCACAGTTTAAGTTTAAAGCAGGTGAAACTAAAAAAGCGGGTATGCTCAATTTTAAAAATCCTGTCAGGGAACTGTTCTTCTTGGCAGTGAGTGACGACGTTCATAAACTCAACCCAATAAAACACGTTACCATGAAATTTAACAATAACACGATAATAGACGCCGATAATTTAATGTTAAGTTACGAACAACCTTTGAAATATTATACGGGCGTTACCGAAAACAACTTTGGTGTGTATAGCTTTTCACTTAAACCTGAAACATATCATCCAACTGGACAGGTAAACATGAGTCGAATAGCTCATAATCTTATTGAAATTGAACTCGATTCACCAGACGCTAATTTTGGACACAAAGTATATGTATATGCAGTAAACTATAACGTGTTACGAATAAATAGCGGTCTCGGGGGTTTAAAATTTTAGTGCCTTATACTAGTAATGGCTGGACGTGTTCAGTTACAAACATCCGGACCACAGGACGCTTTTTTTACGGATAATCCAGAGTACACGTATTTTATAAAGAATTTTCAAAAACATACAAACTTTGCACCATTCTTTGTTGATTTAGATGTTGATGGTGAAATTGAATTTGGAAACACCATAAAGTGTACCATTCCCCAAAATCAAGGCGACCTTCTGAAAACCGTGAGTTTGAAAGTTGAATTAAGCGCTATAGATCAAAATTTAATTAACTCATTACACCAAAATACAACTGGTATAGGATACAACGAATCGATAGGTCACGCCATGATTGAATACGTCGAACTCGTCATAGGTGGTGAAGTTATACAACGCGTACCGAGTGATTTCTTAGCGATTTATTCGGATAACTACGTCACGCAGACGAAACAACATAATTTAGCCAAACTCGTGGGTAAACCACCTTTAGAGTTGTCAGGTACAGAAGCCATGACAACAACTATAGGGCATTATTTAGGAAACGCAACTTCAGATACTAAATATTTTATCGATATACCCTTTTACTTTTACAATAATCCTGAACTCGCGATACCACTCTGTGCCATAACACAACAAGAAATTGAAATTGTTATTAAATTAAGAGACGTCGATAAATGCATTCATTCGGTAAGATCAGATTCTTCATATGTTATGTATACAGGTCTCAAACCAAAAAACTTAATAAAAAGTGCTAAAATCACACTGGAAATGGTTTCTTTGGATGAAGAGGAAAAACAAAAGTTAAATAACCAGAAAATAGACTATATAATAACACAATTACAGGAAAATAATTTTCAAATTGAACAAAGTACAGACACGAATCCCGTAAGTTATAGTTATAAATTAAATCTAAAAAATCCTATAAAAGAACTCTATTTTTTAATACAAAGCAAAAGAAAAGGTGTCAATAGTTTTTTTACAACACCTTTTGACTATGATAATTCTAACCAAATACTAGATTCAATATATTTATCACACGAACATCTTAAAAGTGTAGAACTTAAACTTGACGATTTAGAAATATTAAACGACAAAACGGGTAGTATTATTAACTTACGCGCGGTACAAAGTGGTATACATCATTCAAGAACGCAATTGTTCAGAAGATACTACTCGTATAGTTTTGCACTCGAACCCGAACGGTGGTACCCTACAGGCCAAAGAAACTTTAGCTTAGTAAAAGAACAAATACTCAAAGTTACTATGAATAGCGAAGAAGAATCGGAAAGGGAACTTAGAGTTTTGGCACTTAGTTATAATATACTCCGTGTTGAAAACGGTATCGCTAAAACACTGTTTAATGCATAATGAATCAACAAGAAAAAGACGCAAACATAAACTTAATAGAACAAATACAGGAATCTGCTATTAACATTATCCAACCCGTATTCGAAAAGTCCATGATACTTGCAGCAGAATACGCAAAAGCGTGTGGACGTACTATTGTACTCGCAGAAGATATGGAATATGCCATGAAATATTGTGCCATGAACGAAGTTGGTAAGAAAATGGGATCACATTTCCCGGACATAGACGAAGAAGAATATTCAGATGAAGAATTCGAAGATGACGAAGACGTTCCTTTTACGCGATATTCAGGTAGAGAATACAAATTCGTTAAAATGAACATGGCATATGATAATTGGAATACATGGGAACCCAAAAATCCGTCAGAACGGATGTTAAAAAATGCCATAGATAGTAATGAACACATCAGATCCAGAGGGATGGACGACGACTTCTGAATATTTTAAAATATACGGTGATGAAAGTTCTAATTCCGAAACAGATACGGAATCGGATACGGAATCGGATATAGAATCTATAAATGTTGGTATGCTCAAGGGGTATCTAAAACCACAATACTACAAAAAGATTTTAGTCGAAGAAGAATTACTCCCAGATTAAAATCTCAGGATACTATATAAAAATGTCTACTGCTGCTGAAACTGTTACACTCGTCACGCGCGAACTCGAGTCGCAATCCCTGAACGCGATCGTCGCCGGTTTTTCATTCGCGGCCGCCCTTTCGTGGATGGATTTGGTAAGATGGTTGGTTAACCAAGTTGTAAAGGTTAACAAGAACGGTGGTATGAACTACACGCTCACTGCTTTGTTCACGACTCTCTTGTCTATCTTGGTCTACGTCGGTATCTCTCGTGTTTCCACGCGTGTCCAAAAGCCAGCGCAACCAATCTTCGCGGTTACTCGATAAGCTTTGGTTTTTTCATAACCAGTAATAAAAATAATCCGGTTGCGACTATCATGAATATAGATATAAACGCATCCCATCTATGCGGATCCTCTAATTCGGGGATACTCATAGGTGGTGGAAGAGAAAAGTCTCTTTCCAAATTAGTCACGTTCTCGAGTTTATCAGTAGAACACGTTACAGCAAGTTTAAGTATATGGTTCGCGTTTCTAAAATCATAGGGTATTAATCGGTTATTGCTACTATAATAAAACTGTACCCTTAAACTCGATATCGTTTTTTGTGACCCAGAATCAAAATTGTGTTCAACCGTATCATCGACACCCGAATAATTGATCACGTCACCGCACAAAAGTATACGTCCTGTATAAAAAGGTATTTCAGAAAACACGGTTTTGTTAAATTCGTCGGAGCCACTACTCAGTTTAACAATAATCGCATCCGCACCTTGTAAATTAATGCTCCCCGTTTCGAGCGTTGTTCCAGAGGAGGCTACGTTACTTGCTGGTAAACCTAAAATATCGTGTGGTGTCGTGTACCCACTCGAGCCAGTCGCGTACCCATTCGTACCCCCGTAAAACTCAAACGTAAAAGGTGCACTACCCGTAAACGTTATGGCATTCGTTTCCTTATCAAATATAGCAGATGTAATATCAGATGAAGCCGATACAATAGCTTGTGCCAAATCTTGACCACTATAGTTTCCTATTGGTATGGTGACTGGTGTACCATTTATATCAAACTGGTTATTTCTATCGTGTATGAGGTACTGACTATTGTGTATACGTGCAGAAATGAGCGATATTTTTGTCACGTCATAAATGGGATTTTTTAAGTGGACGACGTAATCACCTGGGTTTGGGTACAGAACAGGATCGCGTTCGCTACTGTCTATATCTAAGGTATGTACCTTCATTAAAATATATGAACAATATTTTAATGAGTGTATATCACGATTCAACAACTATTTATTTAATTACGAGAGACTGTGAACCAGTGGATTATTTGCGAGCTGTCTTTTAGCCACATCTAAGCTTGTACTCGATGCATTTGGATTATAGTGACCCTTGTATGCATTTAATTTATGGTAATCATTGTTTCTATATTGTTGCGTCCATGCACCATCCGCGGCGTTTACTCTTCCGTCAATTCGTGTTGTATCCGAACGAACACTCGTGACCATACCACCTTGGTTAAGAGCATCGGCGCGAACATTCATTCTCCCTGGACCAGCCATACGGTTCGCTTTACCACGACGGTCATCTGGTCTGAACCCATATTTCATGAGTTCTTCAACGGTGTGTTGCGTACCATACGTCCTCTTCTCACCAATTTTGCTCGCTGGTGAACTCAAATACCCACCAACAAAACTACTTATACCCGGTGCAGGTTGGTTATTGTACTGATACTGCTCCAAGTTACCATCCTTCTTGTTACGCGTCGGTTCTTGTGCGCGTGTAAGCGCAGAAACCGTCCTCTTTGCACTCGCGTACCCCAAAGTATCTGTACGTAACCCGGTTTCGGATCTATTCGTAGTTCTCTTCGTTCGCTCGTGTTCAGCTCTTGGTGTTCTACCACCCATACCTTGTGCTCTACCTGGTACTGGTGGAAGTCTACCTTGAAGAAAAGCGGTCTTTTCCGGTCTGTTGTGTGAAACTTCACCAATAATACCTCGTCGACCACCTTTGGAATCGTAAGCTGGACCAGATCTACCCGGCAAAGTTGTTAAACGGTATGCACCGACATTTTCTGGGTTAACACGGAACAGCTGTTGATGACCACCAAATGCAGGTACATCCGGACCAACACCTAAACCTGGACCAACGAGTTGTTTCTCAACTGGTGAAAGATTATTCATTCTACCCGCGTCGTACATTCGGTTTCGCATATCCAGTATTTCACCTCCGGAAGATCTACGTTGTGGTGCAATTTCAGCAAACGAACCCATTTCTTCCTTGGACGTATACGATGGTTCAACCAATGGTGATAAAGGACCTAAATAATCAGATTCTATGGTGATATCTCTGTTTGCAAATTCGGAAGAGACTTCCTGTTCTTGAATAGGGTTACCTTCTACTGTATACATTTCATTTGGACGACTTAATTTTCGACCAGCATAAACTAAACCGGCTATAGCCAATATTGAGATGGGATCAGCCATTCTTATTTCTTATTAAGATTTTTATTGAGGTATCTTTGCTGAAACAAACCATTTTGTGTTTCTGCTCGTGTACTCATGGGTTCGTATGTTTGTGTTCGAAGTGGAACTTTACATTCGACGTTTTGGAGTGGGTGGAAATTTCTTTCGTACGTTTTTGCCAAGACCTTGTTAAATCGGGACGTGGATTGGGGTCTGAGTTGATCGGAAGTTTCTATGTATTGCGCTGGTGCACCTTTACCCGCCATGTACGGCGCAGTTCCATACAACATCGTGTTTGGGCGACTTGAACCGTAATTCAGGGTACTGGGCTGGGGATACACAAAAACTTCTTCAGTTGCACACACGGGTGGAACCGCGTGATCTTGTACAACTTTCATGCCTGGTTGGAGTTGATACGCCATTTATTATTACAAAATATTTTGTTTAAGCAAATCGAGTATCTACTTTACTTTATTTAATTTATATGATTTAGTTTCTCACGTCCCCGTTTGGTGCTAAACCGGAAAAGGCTTCGAGTTGTACGCCTCTTGCATCTGGATCACATAATCTTGGGTCTTGTCTACACGTGTTTTGTCTCTTACCGTGAATAAACTCGTAATAAGGGGTATTACCAATAGAAGTATCTGGCATACTTATGAATTGTCTAGATAAGGCATTTTTCTGGTATTCTGGCATAGACGAACGAGAACGCGCTGGACCATAGTTTATACCTTCAGTTATGTAATCATTCACGGGCTTTCTCACGGTAGGGTAATAACACGATTGTGGCCTATCTGGTCTGTCTACGTAGTCTGACATGAGCACGTTACCCATTGGATTATCTCTCGTAGGAACGAGACACTCTTTACCAATGTTATTATATGCCGTAGTTGGTCTAATAGAATTATCCTTTACCATATTGGATTTTTCCATTATATAAAGAACACCGAGTGCAGTAGCACCCAAAACGAAAATACGAGGATCTCTGTTTATGAGATAGACTATACATGTCGCATAAATGATAAAACGTGCCGATGCATTAACACGTTCTGCTGAAGATTGTGTTTTTGACGGCCAAAATTCAAGGACTTTATCTGTACGAATCAATTGTTTTGGATCTTCAAACCAAGATGTCATTTATATATATTGACTTTATTTTTTCAACATACCACCTAACATGCCTTGCATGGTTTTCATGAGTGCACTTTCATCTAATTCCGAACCGTCGTCTTTCATTTTGTCTGCGCACTGTTTAGCTACATTTTCAATCATGGAAAGTGTGTCTTCTGGAATAGAACTGATAGTTGTACCGAGCATGTACAAAGTTTGAACATACTGCCAAATAGCATCTTTTGTGTTTTGTGAACACGAGGACCAGTGCTTTTCGAGATTTACATCTTTCATGAAATCCAAGTTTTTAGATTCGTTTATGAAAAAGGTATCGTCTTTAGCGGAAATTTTATCCGCGAACGGCGTAACGCTTGCCATAAATCCATCAACTACTAACCGGGGGTTCGTCTCTTTCATTAAATCGAAAGCCGATAAGCATTTCTTCAAGCCTTTTTCTTCTGGAAATGTCTTGTGTAATTCCACAAGAAATTGGCCCATCATTTCGTTAAATGCAGATACAGATGTCATTTTTATACTGTAAGTGTGTATTATATCTTTAAGTAAATAAAATTAAAAAGGTTCAGTTGATATAGTTTCCTTCTTACCTAAACCATTCGTAACAATAAAAAATACTAAAATTGCGTTGAGTGCGGCTGGTTTCGCGTATGCACTCACGGGAAGCTTACCTTCGTTATTTAATCTCGCTTTAAAGTGTATGTACCCAGCTGTTAGTAAAGCGGCAATTATACCGGCCCACGCGGGATCTCTCAAATAGTCTTCAAACTCCATTTATCTAATAGTAGCCAACTTTTTTTGCACGAGTTTCAGATGCGTCTGGAAACAAAACCCCTTCTTCCTCTCTTTCTTGTACTGGAGGTGGAGCGGTATTTATAGTCCTGAACTCGTTATCTAAAGGTGACGTTCGTGGTTGTTGTGGTTCTTCTCCCATTGGTTGTGGTTGTGGTTCTTCTTCCATTGGTTGTTGTGGTTCTTCTTCTCCCTCCATTGGCTGTTCGAACGGTTCTTCTGAAGTTTCTTCCATACCTTCTTCACCTTCTTCGAGAATGTCCGGATCTTCCGAATCGCCAACTTCGGCTTCACCTACATCCAAATCTTGACCTTCTTGTGTCTGAGACATGTATGTTTGTAAAATTTGTTGAACAGGTATGAGTTCCTTTATGGAAGTTTCTATACACGCGGAAAACCTTTCGTATAATTTATCATTTCTCGCGTGTTCGTTTTGGTTTTCGTGATAAATGTACGGATCCTGGTACAAATCTTTAGCGACGTTGTTATAACACGTCTGAATAAACACTTCGTTCGTGGGAAGTTTGAGTGAAATTTTCTTATTATCTTTGTTCAAACGAACAGCTGATAAAATTTTAACACAACTTACGAATACCGCGGCTAATAAGTCATTAAACCACGCACACCGGTTCGTTATATTATCCGTGTGCTGTTTTGACATAGCATCACTCCAATTTGGAACTTCTTTTAAAAGTTTTTGATACATGACAAGAACTTTGCGACCTTTAGAAAGTTTATACGCTTCTTCGTATAAGTTCTCGAAGGTTTCAATCATGACTGGGCACATGAGTAAACACAATTGACCAACGTATTCGCGTCGCGCTTCTACTAATATATTTAATGGATCACTCATATTTGTGATTAATTGGGTTTTTTTATAAACTCGTATCACGCGTTTCGCCTGTATTTATTCGCGGCCTTTTTAAGGTTTACAAAAGATGGGAATTCTCCTAAATCTTCTGTATCTTCGTGCTGAACATTTTTAATAGATTTTTTGGGTTTCCATGAAATACAGAGTTCGTATTCACCTATTTGTTGTACAGTAAACCCACCTATTTCAAATTGACGTTTTATATACTGTAACGCCTTTACTCTGTTAAAGTGTGGGTGTCCCATGACAAACGAAGGAATCTGACAAAACAAGTATTTGTGTCCTAATTCAACGGATTGTCTTATCTTTTTTGATACCTGTTCGTATATTTTGACATACGTCTCTTTTTTTAATCGATTCCTTTTTTCAGTTATACGTGATATTTCATCAATACTGATCATTACATTTTATTGAGAACTTTTAAATACGAATTTTACCGTACATACTTTGTGGTTCTGGTATAACCTTTTCTATAAAATTTTTACTTTTTATGATATCTATTTCACTTTGTCTGACATTCGTGTAATCTTCAAACTCTCTTCCTTTTATAGACGTTTGATAAATACTTGGGTCCGATGGTGGACTGTAATCTATAGGCTGTGTCGCCAAACTTAAAACGGTCGCCTTGCCGTCAATAATTCGTATATCCGACGTAACAGCAAACCCTAAAGCAAACCCCTTATGTTTAACCGCTATGAACATACATCTGTATAGTTCCTGGTTTGTTTCTTTGTGTACGTATTTTTTTACTAAGGTAGTTTCTATAATGTACGTACAAAGACCCGTTCTTTTTGATATTTCTTTATTTGTCGCGAATACCATTTCTTGCATGAGATCATTCGTGACTTCAACATCTTTATCGTATTCAATATATTCGGTTAAATCAACAGTCGTATCTTTTATTACTATAGGTCCTATAGGTTTGGTGTATCCAGATAATCCAAAGGATTCAGTGAATTTTTCTGTCCTGGACATGCTTATGAGTACAATAAGTAGTAATAATATCAATACAAGCTTCATTATTTAATATTAAAGGTTATTTTTTTATTAATTATTAAATAATATTATACAAAAAAAGTATACCTAAAACATAGAGAGTTTTTAAAAAATGTCTGTCAATAAAAGTACCAACTACTTACAAAAAATAATTTTATTTCATTCACTTTTCACTTTTTGGAATTCGAATATATAATTATTTTTTTCAAGTGGTCGGGACTTTTTTTGA